TCCTTGTGCGAGAACTTTTCTTAAATAGGCATCATCACCCCTTGGTCCATATGGGAGTGATTTAGGTTTAAGAAACTCAAGGCACATAGCACAAGAAGAACTGTTACAGGTCGAATCTGGTAATGCGTAATTATCAGTTTGTGGATACCAAGGAACATTGAGTATTTGAGGAACTACTGGTTCCATTCTTGATCTAAAAATTCTTACCCAATTTGATTTATCTTCCATAAGATCTGGAGATTTAATGAGCAAATCCTTTTCAAGTTGATCAACTGCGGCAACATGTTTTGGATTTTTTTCATCAAAAAACTTAAAGAAATTATGAAGATCAATTTTCATTTTTTAATACCTAAATTCTTCCAGTTTATATAGTAACTCATCCAATTGTCGATTTGCTAATTCGATTGAATCTAATGATAAACCATCCTCTTGAGATAATTTATGTTTTTGCTTGAGAATTAGATTTTTTATCTGTTCCTTTGTAATCTGTCCTCTTGGCATATAATAAAAAATACTCTTCCAGTATTTAGGAGGAGTATGTAGAAAATTTAATTACAATCGCAGATACATATAAAGGAAGTTGCGTGAACTTCTTTTTTGTAGTATGATATTAAAAATATTTTTTATATGAAAATAGGATTCAACTGTAGTTCATTTGATTTATTTCATGCTGGACACGTAACTATGCTCAAAATGGAAAAAGAACTTTGTGATTATTTAAAAATAGCACTTCAAGTTGATCCTACAATAGATCGTCCCGGTATTAAAAATAAACCAGTCCAATCTGTCTATGAGAGATACGTCCAGTTACAAGGATGTAAGTATGTGGATGAGATTCTTGTATATGAAACTGAGATAGACCTTCTTAATTTAATTCAAACGCAAACGTTTCATATTCGGTTTTTAAGTGAAGAATATAAAAATGTTGATGTTACTGGAAAACAATATTGCATAGATCACGGTATAGAAATACATTACCATTTACGAAGACATCAATACTCTTCTACTGAAATTAGAAACAGAGTTTATTTACTTGAACAACAAAAAAGAGACCAGAAAAACCAAGAGTCTGTAGTAAATCAATATTCACCAGAAATATTAAAAAAATATTCAATTGAAAATAATTGACAATATGAACGCAATAGGAACTAAACTAAAAGACGCATATATTCTCACTACAAATGTTTTTGAGGACAATAGAGGATCCTTTACGGAATCTTTCAATCTTCGTGAAGTTCAAAAAATTATTGGACCTTATGAGTTTGTTCAAGATTGTCATTCAATATCTACAAAAAATGTAGTAAGAGGTATGCACTACCAAATTGAACACCCTCAGGGTAAATTAGTTAGATGTTTATTTGGTGAAATTTATGATGTAATTGTTGACCTTCGTAAAAACTCCGAAACTTTTGGAAAGTGGATTGGATTTTATTTACGTCCAGGATCAAAACAACTATGGGTTCCTCCAGGATTCGCACACGGGTTTAGGGTTCTTTCGGAGAGGGCAGAGGTACTTTATAAGGTCACAGACTATCAGTACAAGGAACATGAAAGAATTCTATTGTGGAGAGATTTGGGTCTTGATTGTGGCGCCGATAATCCAATTATGTCCGAAAAAGATATGAAAGGAACTCTTTTTTCTGATTGTGATAAGTATGACTAAAATATCAGTATTTGGTGGGACAGGATTTATTGGAGGAACATTCTGTAAGTTATATTCAGAAAATGTAGTTTTGGTCCCAAGAGAGTGTAAAGAATTTAAAACAAACGAAATCTTATACTTTATTAGTACGACAACAAATCAAAGTGTTTTTAGCAACTTACATCTTGATATTGATACTAATTTAAGTTTATTTGTTGATATTTTAGAAAAGTGTAAAGGTAAAGATGTGACTTTTAACTTTATCAGTTCTGGATTTGTTTATGGTAATGATATTATAGACGCTAGAGAAACTGATTGTTGTAATCCGACTGGTTTCTATTCAATTACCAAAAGATGTGCAGAACAATTACTCATTTCTTTTTGTGAAACTTTTGGAGTAAAATATAGAATTTTAAGAATTGGGAATGTTTACGGTTTAGATAAAACTATATCTCCAACAAAAAACGTTCTTGGATACATGATTGGTCTTTTAAAAAATAATCAAGATATTAAACTTTATGAAGGTGGAAAATTTTTAAAAGATTATATTTATGTTGAGGATGTATGTAGAGCAATTAAATTGATTCTTCAAAGTGGAGATACAAATGAGATTTATAATATTGCTTCTGGTACTTCTATGATATTTTGTGATATTATAAAAATTGCTAAAAATAAACTGGGAAGCAGTAGTACAATAGTTAATGTTCCCTTTCCAAAAGAACAAAGTCATATACAAATTAAAAACATGACTCTTAATATTGATAAATTAAAAACTCTTGGTTGGAGTCCAAAGATTAAAATTATTTGGGAATTTCTTGGTACATAAAAAACTCCCCCTATATTTAGGAGGAGTATGTAGAAAATTTAATTACAATCGCAGATACACATAATACGATGAAAATATCCGCAATTAACATTTTAGTAAGTGTGTAAGATTTTAGTTAATTAGTTATAATCTAAAACACACCCGGAATAATTTGTCCGGTCGTAAGATAAGTTCCAACAGCAATTACAAATCCAAGCATCGCAAGACGAGCATTTAGAATTTCTGCTTCGGGGGTAAATCCAAATTTCATAATTTTTCTCCTTAATAAGTTTCAGAAAGTTGATTGATAGAATGTGCCAAAAGAACAAAAAAAGTAATAGTTGTAATAGTAAAAATAAATTCACTCATCAAATTACACCAAAAAATAGATGACCTGTGAGAGCATAAGAGACAATTGCGGAAACAAACCCAATCATTGCGAACCGACCATTTAGTTTTTCTGCCCTCTCCGCATAAGTTTCCAGAGCATAACGCTCGGCATCGGATTGAGACACATACATCTTTGGTTCTTTCGCAAACATATTCATTTGTCCGCGTTCATCAGTCGTAACCGTCATTGTTGTTTTATTAAGAACTGTATCATTATATAGGAGAAGGCGGGTCTTGTCAAGGGTCTTAAGTCAGCATCCTCTAACTTTGTGACGGATTTGTGATTCTTCCTAGATATGGATCATAATTCATTAAATCACCGATTATCATATCAGAACCCTGAGTTTCCCAAAACCGAAAAAGACCATCACGACTTTGACGATGGAATACATCAATATGTTCTGGATGTATGGTGGATCCCAACTCTATCTTATAAAGAAATAAAGGAATTGAGAAAGTATTTCCGGAATTATAAATCAAATCATCCGCCACTGCTCTTGGTTTGACACCCTGATCGAGTTTATACTTATCACCACGACAATGAAGATCAATTAGTTTTTTTGCGTGATGGCGAGTAATGATATATGCCGCTGTTGAAAAATCATTCACAAATCTCTTGTGAAGTTTAACGTGTAAATCTCCAGTACAAATAATCGCAAGTTGAATTACATCATAATCATAAGGAACTTTAGCGACAAAATCACTCCAAGTAAAGTTCCAGAACCTTGCGGTCTGTAAATCTACATCATCCTCCATAATGACCGCATATGGACTTTCAGAGGTTTCTATCCAATGTTTGAGTGCCTTAAGATGAGAAGTGGTACATCCAATCTCACCAGTAGTCATATTATCTGGATACTTTCCCTTGATAATTTCACTCAGGTCATCTTCTCTTCCATCATAGGCAGAAATACGAGTATAGTTTTCGATCTCCCAGTACTTAAACTGCTCTTCCATATATTCTGCTCTTTCTGGTTGCCCGTCAAGATTTAAGTAATATATTGGTCCGATATTTTTAAATTTATATGCTGCCTTATTTTTGTCCATAAAATCAAACTATTCTTAATGGATGATATGTACTTGGAGATCCATTTAAATCTGGTATTCCTTGTAATCTTGAGAGATCATATTTAACATTATCAAAAAATCTTTGAGAATCACTGGCATGAATACCAATATCAGTTACTTTACATGTGGTAACTGCTTCATTATATCCGCCCTGTTTAAATAACGGGTCATTAACAGAATAGATATTAAAATATTTTTGAACTTCGGCAAATCCTGGATCTTGATTATATCCAATGACTTCAGATGCATGATATGATATTCTTTGGCAAATTCTAACATAATCTTGA